TATTGGTGTTAACACATCAATCACCTCTGAAACAATAACACTCGGCAACTTTAATGTTGACGCAGACGGTTCAATTCGCATTCCAGGTGTTGATATTGCAGCTGATGCAAATGCCGTTGAAAGCGTACAGATTGTTGCTAGTGATCTTGCATCTAACGCAGCAATTCACGCTATCACAGGTGAGCTTGAAGATCTAGTTACAGCAAATACAGTACATCTAGTTGCAGCGATCAATGAAATCTTTAACAAGACTAACTTCTCTGCATTGAGTGTTAACACTTCCATCTCAGCTGAGTCGTTAGAGATTTCCACAAACGCATCTGTAGGTGGCATTAGCATCGCCGGTTCAAACATTAGTGCTACAGAGGGAACGCTTACTTTTGACGGCACAGATATACTAGTCCAAGGTAATCTAATTGTAGAAGGCAATACTACTCAGGTAGATTCTACAGTTACCACCTTGCAAGATCCGATTGTCACTCTTGGTGGCAATAGTGCGCTTACAGTGGATGACGGTAAAGATCGTGGTGTTGAATTTAGATACTATGAAGACTCACAAAGCAAGCTTGGTTTCTTTGGTTATGATAATGACGCTAATGCATTTACATTCTTTGTAGACGCTGTAAACTCAGAAGAAGAGTTTTCTGGAACGCATGGCGATGTACGCTTTGGAGATGTAACTCTTGACGATTTAAGTGCAAATGTAGTTGATGCAAACTATGTGGTAGCCTATGACTGGTTTGAGGGTAACGTTCGTGGAAATGTTGAGGCAACAACTGTAAACGTTAGCGATAGCATCACTACAGTAAGCATTGATGTTGAAACACTAAGCGCTAACTCACTCAGTGCTAATACAATTGTTGGTGGTGTAGAAGGTGACGTTACTGGTAATATTACAGGTAACATAGTTTCACAAACTGCAAATGTTACAGCACTTGAGATTGTTACTGTTAACTCGCTAACCTTCCCAACCGAAGACGGAACTTCAAATCAAGTTCTTGCCACCGATGGTGCAGGTAATCTGTTCTTTAAAAATGACAACTCAGGCGGTGGATCAGGTGTTGGAATTGTCTTAGGTGCTCCAAGTGACGGAACGTTTACTGACGGCGCATATCAGTCTTTTGAATCTGGTGATTCACTCACAGATGCAATTGATACTTTAAATGAGGTGATTGAAAATGTTCGTAATGACACATTTGTAAAATCAGTCAGCTTTACCGCTTCTCCTACTAGTGGTAATTCTCCCCTTAGTGTAGCTCTATCTATCAGTGCTACAGGCAATGCAAATCAGTATGAAATTGACTGGGGAGACGGAACCTCTAATACTACAACCTCTTCCTCAACTCCTTCTCATACATATACAGTTCCTGAAGGTGGAACTCAAACTATTACTGTAACTGCTAAAAATACATCAGGCAGTGGAGAAGGTTCTGAGGCTTCAAATACTCGTGCAGACTATATTTCTCTTGCAACACCAGCTCCAATTGCTGGATTTACGCTAGCTGATGATACGCTAGACTCCTCTTCTAGTGTATCACTTACAAATATTTCACAATATACAGACTCCTATGAAATTGATTGGGGAGATGGATCGGCTAACACTTCACTAGGCTCTAGTGGAGCAGGCACTCCAGGTGGAGGTGCGATTACTCATGCCTACACCAATACGGGTGGAGATGCAACCTATACTATAATTTTAACCGCAGCATCCTCGTCGAACGGACAGGACGATTCTACTACAGACGAAGTATACGTGTACTCCACTCATTCTCCCACCTTCTCTTCTAATGTTACATCTGGTAATAATGAAGAAGCCACTTCTGGTCTTCCAGTACGCTTTACTAATACCACTTCAACCTCTCCAGGCGCTAACTCGTCTTATCCAGATACAATTCAGTATGTATGGACTTGGGGTGATGGCACTACAAACAGCGTGTCATCTGGAAGCGGATCTGCTGGTGATACATCACAAACTATTGATCATACTTTTGCACTTTCAGATCGTGAGGTGCAGCAGACCTTTGAAGTACAGCTACAACTATATAATGGTCATTCATCTTCACCTTTTGCAAGTGCTAACACTACAATTACTGTGAATCCTGATCCTCGTGCAGAGTTTACTGGAACTTTTGTAAATCAGTCTACTGGGCTAACTTCTTCAAGTGTTCGCACAGGATATCTATTTACTGACTATCTTGGTAATAAGCGTAATGTTGTAACCTTCTTAAACCAGTCAGAAAATACTGCTGACTATGAGTGGGACTTTGGTGATTCAAATACTGTTATCTTAGCTGAAGGAGCTGATGGAACGCCTACAGGTGGAAATATTGTTCATGAGTACGCAACTGTAGGAAACTTTACAGTTGAGTTAACAGCAAATGGAACATACTCTCTCAGTGCTACTGATGATACAGATACTCTATCTAACTATATCACAATAGCCTCTAACCCAACACCTCCTGCAGGCTTAAGTTCTAAGACTATTACAATGAGTGGAGAAGATGTTGGTACTGATCCAAAACTTGCAGCTAACTTTGACGACAATACTGGAGGTGCTTCTGCCACTGCAGGTGATGACTTACCAAGAACTGTAGATCAAGTTGGATTTATTACTACAGATGTTCTTTCAACTTTTGCAGGTACCTCTAACACAGGAACGCTTTCTGCTACAGTGAATGGAAGTGTAGATGGTTCAAAAGCATTTACTACAGGTGATGATTCAGGCACTTATACCTCACTAGTTATTTCATCTGATATTGATGCAAATACTGTAGATAGCGGTGGTAATACTGTATCTGGCGGTAGTAAAATTTACCCAACAGGCTTCTATCGTGTATTTAAAGCCTATATTCAAAAAAGTGCCACTGCACTGTCTGATGGAGTAAACTCATTTAGACTTTCACACAGTGAGAGTGGCAATACAAATACTCTAGAGTTTATTAAAGAATCGCTAACTACTACCCCAACGATAGACCTATCTAGTGCTACTCTCTCGCAAAACGCAGCTGGAACACAACGTTATATTTCAGGTATTCCTTACTATAATACAGGAGGCAGCGTAACTCTCTCAGGCGCGCAAGTTTATAACTGGATTGATCAAACATATCGTGACACAACAACTCCTTTCCAAATTGAGGCAGGTACAAATGACGAATCTACAAGCGGAAATGTTATAAACTCACAAACAAGATCGTATACTTCTATTGATGGTAGCTCTACTTTCTTGTCTGGAGGTATTCCAATTAAAGGAACAGGAATAAACTCTGGAGCTGCCTACTCTCTTGGTAATATTAATATTAATATAGATGGAACAGCTCGTGCAATAGAAACACTAAAATTTAGGATGTTAAACGTGAACGGATCAGGATCTTATTCAGAATTTACAGGAACTAAAATTCAAGCCTATAGTGACTCAATTTCAGGATTTAATGAAGAGCTTATCACTGTAAGTGATGATTTAGGAGCAACCTATGATGATGATGGAAAACGTATTGTAATTTCTGGTGCATCAGGAGCTACACCAGGTTTCAATAGTGCAACTAACTACTATACTGGTGCAGCTTGGAGTGGTTCACAAACAATTGCTGGTACTGACGAGTCAGTTGTTAGATGGGGTACGTTATCACACTTTACTACTGATCTTAGTACTGGATATTTGCCTGTAGGTCCTGACCTAAATACTGGACGCTCAGGTACTCAATATTTTAGAATGGCGTTTAGACGTTCTAACATGAGTAATTTTGTAGTACGTATAAGCGGTCAGATTTCATCTTTCAATATTGCTCTTCCAGGGTCAGGCATTGATGATTCTTCTGGATCTAATGGTTGGTTGGACGCAACTGTTCAGTACGCAGGTGCTGGACAGCCTGGTTCAAATACTGGAAATGGTGGTAATGGATCAGATGGTTGTGCACTCACTGGAGGAGATATTATACCAACAGGAACTTCAATATCTAATCAAACGTATACTCTAACCTTTGGTACAGAAAACGCATCTAACTCAACCGGTAACCAAGTATTAATTTCTATAGGACTTGCTAGTGGTGATTCTATCACTGCACTAAGCTTCGAGGAGACTTCATAATGGCTATTACTGATACCCAAAAAGTCGACTATCTATGGAAAAAAGTTGGTTATGCAGTAACCAAAACAGATACTAATGCTAATAAACTAGCAGCTAACGAATCTATTCCATCACCAATGTTAAATCGTGGCGATACTTCTTGGATTCAAGCTGATAGAATTCCTGGAGTCAATCCTGCAACCTCATCAGGAGTTGTTACCCGATACTCAGACGCTGTAGGAAATACAGTTGAGTGTTCTGCTGATAATACAGCTGCCCAATATAGAACATGGAAAACAAATCTTACAAACTGGATACCACCTGAATTTGGATCTACTTATCTAGTTAGTGTTTACGTTGCAACCGCTGGTGAGAGCTCTCCTGAAACAAACGGTACAAAACTTTTTACAACAGGATCAGGTAATAATGATGAGTGGTTCTTTGACTACTCTTCAGGAGTATTACACTTTATTGGTACAAACCTACCTAATGGTATAAATTTTTCAGGTAAAAGTATTTTTATAACAGGCGCAAGATATACTGGAACTATTGGCGTAGAAAATATATCTGAGTTAGCAGCTGTTTCTAATATTACTTTTTCAACCTCTAGTGCTGTAATTGATACTGCTATAGCAACTGATGTTGCAATAGGAGAGAGTGAGATAAGCACTTGGAATAAAAATGACTTCAATTTTGCAAAGCTAATTGTGAATACTGAAGATATTACATATGGACAATATCAAAGTTCTGAGGTATTATTAGTTCATGATGGAACGAATGTAAAACTAACGGAATATGCGTTAATATATACGTCTACTGAACCTTTAATAACTTTTAATGCTTTCATTGAAAGCAATAATGTCGTACTAAAAGCAAATGCGAATAGTGCAAATAATACAGTTAGAATTTTAAGAATTCTTAACTAAGGAGATACAGAATGGCCACTGAGCAAAAAGACTTTAAGGTCAAAAAAGGTATTATCGTTGGAGCAAATATTGCTTCGGTAACAAACGGTTTCCTTTATGACTCAACAGCAAATACCCTATCTGTCGGCGGATCGAGTGTGGCACTCCAATCTGCCGTAGATACCGTACAAGATAATGTAGCAACTAATGCTAGTTCAATTCAAACTGGCGTTGCTAATACATATAACACATATACAACTCTAAATGGGCGTATTAATACAGTTCAAGGTAATGTTACTAGCTTAGCTAGTGATGTTAGTGCTCTTGATAGTGATATTGATACAGTACAAGATAACGTTGCAACTAATGCTTCAAGCATTACAACACTAAGTGGGGATGTTGATACAGTTCAAGATAACGTTGCTGCAAATGCTGGACGTTTAGACTCACTAAAATACTATCGCACTATTACAGCTAATGGTGTTAATATAACAGCATCTTCAAATGCTGATTCGTTAACTCTCGCAGCTGGTGATGGTATTACTCTTATCGGTGATGCAGGTACAGATACTATTGAAATTCATGTTGACGGTTCAACAGACATTGATTCTGTACAAGATAACGTAAATGCAGCCGAAGCAAATATTGCTAGTATCATTGATGGCACTACACCATTTACTGGTGCAGTTACAATGCAAGACAATCTTACAGTTAATGGTGATTTAATTGTTGGAGGTTCAACAACTTCAATTGAATCAACTGATACTACTATTTCTGATAGAACCATTGTTCTTGCTAATGGCGCTTCAAGTGCATCATTTGATGTTGGTTTACTCTTAAATCGTGGAAGCGACTCAAATGTGTTTGTTGGTTATGACGAATCAGCAGATCAGTTTGTAGCAGCCTTTACTACTGATGAAGGTGGAAATGTAACTTCTGACTTTACCATTGCTTCATATGTAAATGCTCGCTTTAATAACATTGTTGTTGATGGTACCGTTGATGGTGTGGACATCGCTACTCGTGATGGAAACTTAACAACAGTTGAAACTGATCTACCTACAATTTCAGGTAATACAGTTGCTAACGAAGGTCGACTAGACTCACTAAAATACTATCGTACCTTCCAGGTATCTGGAGAGTCTGACATTGAAGCATCAGCTAATGCAGATAGCTTTACTTTTGTAGCAGGCACAGGTATTACCCTTACAACTGCAGCTGACCAATTAACGATTAACTCAGCAGTGGGTGGCGATATTGATCAGGTACAAGACAATGTTGCAGCTAATACTACAAAGATTAATACTGTATCGTCTAATGTTGATACTGTACAATCAAATGTATCGTCTCTACAGAGTGGATCAACAGCCTTTACAGGAATTGATTTAAATGGTAATCAAACTCTAGATGGTGGTAATTTAACACTCGATTCAACCTTTGCTATTGAGTCTAACTCAGCAACAGGAATTGGATCAACAGAAACTACACTATTTAGTTTCCCAGGAGCTACATATCGTGGTGCAGAACTACTACTCATGACGCAAGATATTACTAATTCAGAGTATCAAATTAACAAAATGTTAATTGTGCATGATGGTACAGATGTACACTTCACAGAATATGGAGCTGTACATACTGGAACAGACGAACTAGCAACATTTAACGTCGCAATCGATGGATCAGACGTTATTTCAATTAAAACAACAGGCGGAAGCGCTAATAAGAAAATTACTGTAGCTCAACATCTATTATTACAATAATGTTAGCTAATTAGTGGATAGGGAAACTAATGGCACAACAAGACTTTAAAATTGATGGACTCAATACGTCCAACGTAAAGCTTAGATCAAACGGGTTTTATACAACCTTAACAGCTAATGCTGATCTTGCATCTAATGTGTCATTACAACTTCCTGGCTCTGTTGGAACATCTGGACAGGTTCTCACTACTGATGGTAGTGGGAACCTTTTCTTTTCTTCTTCTACAGCAGATACCTCTGTTTATGTAGGAGACACACAAGTATCAAATACCTCAATTATACTTGAAGCAGGTAATGGCGTATCTCTTACAGCTAATGCTACTTCTTCTGTAGTGACATTCACTACAAATATGAGTAATGTAACTTCTCAAACTATTCCAGTGGATGGCAGTGCTAACTCTTTTAGTTTGGTTAAAGGCGTGGCTAACTCTCATATGGTTCTCATTTCTTACAATGGATTATTACAAGAGCCAAATCAGTATGAAATAACAGGATCAACATTAAATATCTCTAACTCAAAACCACTTATAGCAGATTCAACTCTTGAGGTACGTTATTTTGATTTTTTTGATTTTTCTGGAGGAACAGGATCACCAGCACCGGCGCCTGCTCCATACGCTTTCCAAGGAACTTCTTACGGTTATATGAGTGGAGGTTATGTTGGCAATCTGGGTGTTACAGATATAGAGAAATTTTCTTTTACTTCAGACTCTAACGGTACTGATATAGCAGATTTATCGATTGGTCGAAGACTTTTGGCTGGAACATCTTCTACAACTTATGGATATGTACACGGCGGTTTCCCCAATAGGCCAAGTAATATAGAGAAATTTTCATTCTCCTCAGATTCGAATGGAGTAAGCGTAGGAGATTTGACCGTAGGACTGAATCAAAGCACAGGCCAGTCATCAGAGTTTTATGGTTATGATTCAGGAGGACTCGAACCCAATAATACAGCTAAAATAGATAAATTTCCATTTTCTTCAGATACAAATGCAAGTAGGGTTGGAAATTTAACAAATGCTAGAGGAGGCCTTGCAGGACAGTCTTCATCAACTCACGGATACGCTACTGGAGGAGGCGGCAGTAATATTATCGAAAAATTCCCATTCTCTTCAGATACAGATGCAACTGATGTTGGTGAATTAGCAGCTACTAATACCAGCGGTGCTGGACAGAGTTCAAGTACTCATGGTTATCATATTACACAACAAGTAATGAATAAATTCTCTTTTTCTTCTGACTCTGGAGCTACAGACATTGGAGATACTGTAGATTCAAGAATTTATCAGGCGGGTCAATCTTCTACAACCCATGGTTACGCTACTGGTGGCCCTGGTAGTACCACAATTGATAAACACCCATTTTCTTCTGATACAAATACAACAGACGTAGGAGAGCTTTCAAGAGCAAAGTCTCAAGGTGCAGGACATCAGGTGTAAAAACTCATGACAATAGAACTTAAAATTGGACAACTAAACACATCAAACGCCACCGACGGAGACTTACTGGTCTACGTAGGTGCGAATGATGTTGTTGAGTATCGCGATGTTGTTAGTGATATTGATTCTCGCGTTTTAGCAAATGTTAATGCAGTTCAAGATAATGTAGATACTTTTGCTTCTTATGCAAATTCAACTTTTGTTTCTTCAGTATCTGGAACTGCAAATGAAATTGATGTTTCAGGATCAACCTCTGTTACCCTTTCTCTCCCAGATAATCTGATTGCTCCTGGTGATCTAACTATTACAGGTAATTTAACTGTTAGTGGTAATACTACCTATGTTAATACTGAGACTCTTGAAGTAGAAGATAATATTATCACTCTAAATTCATCTCTTGGAAGTGGAGTAACTCCTACTGAAAACGCTGGTTTAGAAGTAAATCGCGGAGCTCAAGCAAATGTACAGTTCCGTTGGAATGAAACTCTTGAGACTTGGGAATATGGAGAGGTAGATACTTCAGACTTTATTCGAGTAGATCAATCTCAGTCTATAGTTGTGTCAGCTCGTAACGAGTCTGGTTCTACTATTGCTGCAGGTGTTCCTGTTTATATTACAGGATATAGTGCTGGTGGATCACGACCAACTATTGCTCCAGCTGATGCAGATTTAGCAGGTGCGATGCCTGCACTTGGTATTACTCTTGAATCAGCAAACACAAATTCAAACCAAAGAGTTGTAACCTACGGTACTATAACAACGTTAAATACTTCGTCCTTTGCCCCAGGCGATGAGCTTTATGTATCTGCAACTGTAGGTACACTACAAAATACACGTCCTACAGGTTCAAGCGTTGAAATTCAAAAGATTGCAAAAGTTCTTCGTGCTGATGCAACTGATGGCTCTATTATTGTTATGGGAGCTGGTCGTACTAATGCTATTCCCAATCTTCCAACAGATCATGTGTTTATTGGCGATGGAGGAGCTACGCATACAACAATTAATCTTAATGCCACAATACAAACACAAAGTGCTGCAAATGACTATAGCACTTATACCACTCTTGTAAGCTTAATCGATACAGTACAAGATAACGTAACCGTTAGCGATAATAACGTATGGGTAAATGCAAATGATCATACAACTTACACAACTCTTTCAGGATTTATCAACACAGTTCAAGATAATGTAAGTGCTTTACCCGATTCAGCGGCTAATGACTATAGCACCTATACTACTCTCTCTGGACTTATCAATACAATTCAAGACAATGTTTCTGCAAGTGACAATAATGTTTGGGTAAATGCTAATGACCATGCAACCTACACTGCAGTAAGTAGCTTAGTTGATACAGTACAGGCTAATTTAAGCACTGATGTGGCAGTTTTAGACAGTTTTGCCTCTTATGCTAATTCTAACTTCGCACTATCAAATGAAGCAGTTACTTTTGCAGATCTTGAAGTTGCAAACCTTGTTGTTAGTGGTGACTTTACAATTGTTGGTGATGTAACAACTATTGAATCAAATAATACAGTTGTTAGTGATCCTCTTATTCTACTTAATAATGGTGTAAGCGGTGCAAACACTCTTGATGCTGGTTTTATTATTAATCGTGGTAGTTCATCAAATGTTGCACTGTACTATGACGAAAGTGAAGATGTTTTACAAGTAGGTTATACTACTCAAGGTGCTGAAGATTCTGATATTACTTTAGATTCAAGAGTTGTTATTCGCTCAGATACAGTAAGAGCAGGTAATGTTGAAGTTGGAGCTGGTGCTTTAAGAAACGAAATCACAGCTATTGGCGATCAAAATTTAAAAATCTCAGGTAACACATTACAAGCAGGGAATATTGAAATTGCTTCAAATGTAGTCCCGACTCAGAATGCAGTATTTTCTATCGGATCACCAACTGCTCAACTTAAAGACATTTATGTTAGCGATGGTACAATTTTCATCGGTACAAACTCTCAAATTTCGGCAGAATCTGTATCTTTAACAAACTTTAATGTTGATTCTGATGGTACTATTAGGATTCCAGGTGTTAATATTTCTGCAGATGCAAATGCTGTAGAAACTGTTGAAATTATAGCTTCTGACCTCGCATCAAATAATCTTATTCAGACACAAATTAATACAACAGTTGGTTTCTTAACAGAGTTGAACACCACTACGCAAGACAATGTTGTTGCTGCAATTAATGAACTTGTAACAAATATCGGTACAGTAAGTGATAATGCATCTGGTACTTCAGACTCTACGAGTGATCAATTTACTATCACTACAGCTAACGCATTTACACTTTCTTCATCAGTTTCAGAAGCCAATAATATTATTGTTTCAGTTAGCGGTCTAGTTCAGCTTCCAAATGATGATTATGTCGTATCCGGAACAACACTAACTCTTAATAATACAACGCCTCTCCCACAAGGAGCCTCAGTTGAGGTAAGACACTTAACCAGCAGCGGTGGTTCTGGAGGTAGTACTGATTTTACAGCAGTAGCCTCTAACATAGTGCCATCCGCTAATAATGTATACTCTCTTGGTAGTCCAGATAAAATCTGGAAAGATCTATACCTAGCAAATGGAACTATCTATATTGGTGATACTAAGATTTCAACAACTGCTGATGGAAATGTTGAATTTAGATCCTCTTCTACAGACACAAGAAAAACAATTGAAGTAGATGACCTAGTTATCGGTTCAGGATCTAACAGAAAAAGATTTAGAGTTGACGAAAGCGGTAAGTTTAGATTAGGAGCAGCAGCTATTGATCCAGATAGTGATAAAGATGTTTCAGCAGAAATTGATTCTGCACTATCTAAGATAGACACAGTACAGGCTAATCTTACCTCTGTAATTGGTGCGGCTCCAACAACACTAGACACTCTAGCTGAGATAGCTGCTGCGTTGGAGAATGATGCGAATGTCGCGGTAACTCTTACTAATCAGATAAGCACTGTTGATACCGATGCAAAAGCTAATACATACAATACATATGTTACACTAAACAATAGAATCAATACAGTTTCTGATAATGCAGCCGCTAGTGGCGGAAGTTCTAGTTCTACTGAGGCTTGGGAAATTATTTCAACAAATCAAACTTTAACTGCTAACACTAACTATTTTGTTGATGTTTCTAGTAGTGCTAGAACAGTCACACTACCTAGCAGTCCTGCTCTCGGAACAAAAATTCATATTGCTGATTTAGCAGATTATGCAGCAATTAACAATATTATAGTAGATAGGAATTCTCAAAAAATTCAACGAAATAGCAAAAATCTACTTGTATCGTCTAACTCAGCCGCACTCTCTCTAATTTATTCTAACTCAACACATGGTTGGCTTCTAGGAGATTCTTATAATTATACTTATACTCCTTATGAACTTCCTGGTGATCCTTATACATGGAAAATGACTTGGAATAATAAGAGTGCCGGTCGATTAGGTTTTGATTATGGAAGAGCTGGTAACTATTTAGAAATTAGTATCTATGCTACTGAAGGCGAGACTAATAATATTAATAGTACAGTTGATGTTGAATCATTTTTCAACGGCTTACCAGCATCAGGTAGTATAACTGTTTATATAACAGGAGACTATGATGATGAAATCAACACTAGCTATACAAGCTTTACTGATCAAGGTTCGTACTGGAAAATGAGTGGATCTATAAGAACTGCATTAACATCAGACATAGATGGCGGGAATGGATATTTTGGTTACGCGCTAGGCGGTGCTAATATTAACTTTACACTAAGATTCGGGAGCTAGGAGAGATATAAATGACTAACTATAGCACTATAAGATATGCAGGAGCTGCAGAAGCAGCTAGAAATTACCCTTATCAAACTGGAACTGCTACTAGTAGCGGATCTAATAGATTATTAGATATTTCTACCGGCAATGCGTTTGATATTGGTGTTGCTGGTGCAAATATTCTTTATCTAAATAACGTAACTGGTCCTATCGATTTAACAGTAAAAGTAGCCGCTACTCAAGGAGTTGTCGGTGGGTATAATTTAGACTCTAACGCAACTGTTGATACCACTGAGGTATTTTCTTACAGCTGGTCTACTAATACAGGGCTTTTAGGAAGTCCATCAGGAGGGTTATCTTTTAGCCCTGATGGAACAAAAATGTTTGTAAATTGTATTGGGTCAAATATGAATCTAATTGGGCAGTTTTCTCTTAGTACTGCTTGGGATCCTAGTACAGCAAATACATCTCCTGATTACCAATATGGATATGGAAGTAGCTATTTAAAAAATTACAACGGGCATTATTGGGATAAGGGGGGTAAAACAGTAACTCAGTTTTTGACTACTGGTAGTGATACTTCTTGGTGGTCGACACATATGACAACTCCTTATGATCTTAGTACTTATACTACTACCAGTCAAAGCACAACCCTTACTCGGCCAGAATCGCCCTATCTCGGTGCCACATCTGCTCGAACAATGACCTCTCATATAATTGACGATCCTGATTCAGAAAATGATTGGTGGTTTTATGTAGATAAAAGCAGAAATTTAAGACGCATATCATACAATAGTTCTAGTGCTACAGTTCAAAGTTCAACTATAAATACAGTATTTGGGGTAGATAATGATCCACATTCTATATATGTCAGCCCTGATGGGACTATACTAACAGTGCTATTTACAACAACTATGAGAGCAAGAAGTGTTATAATGTCAACACCTTTTGATATGACAACAGCTGGTACTCCTACGGAGTATGATTTAAATAGCGATATTTTAACAACAAATACTAGTACTAACTGGTTTGCTGATCTTGCACCTAACGATGATGGTTCAAAAATATTTGCATTAAGAATGTATAAGGGACAATTTAAAATTCATGAAATAACACCCAACGCTACGATCACACCACCTTCATTGACTTTTAACTCTAACCATACTCCAATAAGTGGTTCTGCAAATATTAGTTTAAGCCATAATTCTAATGCAGTTTTTAAGATTAAATCTTTGACTAGCGATGCTAGTGAAGTAACAGTGCTACAAGCAGCTACAGGTGGTGGTGGTAATGCTGTTACTATATGGAAGTCTGCTCCTGTTACAAATAGCACTTATGGAGCTTATGCAGCTCATGGTCAAGGTATTGCTGCAGATAAAGTTTGGGTTGAGATGACGTGTACTACTGCGCAACTTGGGTGGGCAGTCGGTGATATAGTATATAAGTATCAAGCACAATACTCAAGTACTGCACAGCTGACTATGTACTCAGATGCCACTGATATTGGGTATAGACAAGATCAAATAGATGCAATAATGGATTCAGCTTACGGTCCAGATACTAATAGCACTTCTTATGCTAGGTTAGCTGAAGCTAACTGGGAAATTAGAATTTGTGGTGCTTGGTATGATTCAAGTGTGGTAACACAAGCAACTTAGTTTTAAAACATTTGCCAATTATGAGTATAAAGTATATACTCTATACAAGGAGTCGAAATGGCATTAGGAAGAATTAAACCTTATCTTATAGACGCAACTGGTGCAAGTGCTAACCAGGTGCTTACATATAATGTCGCTACTGGTTTTGTTTCATTTGAAAACTCAACTGGTGGCGATACTATTGCTACAATTGATTCTTCTAATATTACGTTTGAGATAGGTAACGTCTTACCTGCTGCTAATGCTGTTTACTCTCTTGGTGGTCCAGATCTATACTGGAAAGACTTATTTGTTAGTGACGGAACTATCATTTTAGGTAATACTTCAATCTCTGTAGATGAAAGCGCTAATGTTGTATTTACTAATCGTATTACTGATCAACCTGCAAAAATTGAAGTAGATGAAATTGTTTTAGGGCGTGGGGAAAATAAGAAGCGTATCAGACTAGATGCTGGAAATACCGATAAGTTAAAATTTGGTTCTTTACAACTAGACACCACTGATACTGTAGATTTATCTGCAGAACTACACAATGTTAGTGCTAATGTTGATACCGTACAAAGTAATGCCTCAGCAAATGACTATAGTACATATACTACACTAGTAAACTTAATCAATACTGTTAGCGGAAACGCTTCATCGAATGAAAATAATGTTTGGGTAAATGCTAATGACTATAGTACCTATACAACCCTTGAGTCTTTAGTAAATACAGTTCAAGATAACGTAGCTTCTCTTGGAAGTGCTACAGACTTGGTTAGTGATAGGTTTACTGTTTCTACCTCTAATGCCTTTACTCTATCTCAATCTGTTACAGATTCTAATAATATAATAGTTGCACTTTCTGGTATTTTGCAGTATCCTGGAGTAGGATATGAAGTTTCAGGATCTGCATTAACTATATCAAACGTTGCTCCTCTTCAAAGTGGAACTGTTTTAGAAGTAAGACATTTATCAGGTTCTTTAAAGACTAGTATAGATTGGCTTGAGGTAACCTCAGACTATACACTTTCAGTAGATTCTAAAGTTTTAGTTAATACTGGTGCCTCTGCTATTACACTAACTTTACCTCTCAGTCCTTCACTAGGTAATGAGGTTAAAATAGTAGATGCATGGGCAAATGCAGCAAATAATAATATAACACTATATGGTAATGGAAGCAATATTGAGGGCGATACTAGTAACGTACTAATAGATGTAGATGCAACACACACCGGTTTAGTATATTATAACGCATATAGAGGATGGGTATTTACAGAAAATGGCTAGAAGATTTTCTACTATTAAAAAGATAGAAAAAGAGATTGCTAATGTTAATGCACTACCAACTGCTAATATTGCAGTAGGTGCGCGCCGTTTTGTAGCCTCTGAGAATACCACCTATAAATGGACAGGTGATGAGTGGGTTGACACTGAATTAAACTTTGATCTTTCTATAGCCCCTGAAGTTTTAAGCATACAGGTAGATACTCCTACAGCAGGACACGGCAATGACTGGTTATGGACTTGGGAACAATCAACTTTACCTTATGCAAGAACTACAATTACAAACTCAGCACAGCTTTCAGTACCTTTATATAAACAAGGTACCTATACTATAGATAATTATGCTGCTTATGATCTTCATGATTCTATGACTCAAACTCATAAGATATTTTTAAAATGGATTGATGGAGCAGGTACGCAGAATTTAGTAGATTGGGTTACATATAGTAATGTTACAGCAACACACGCAAATATCAATTCAGGATTAAGTACTAATGTGCATAGACTAAGTGTTAGTGTACCCTCTAGTATTACACTTCCTACTTTAACAGCTCCCAATGTCAGTTATACTATTGCAAATACGGCTTCTAGCGCATATAATTTTACAGGTACAGCAAGCGGTAATAATCCGTCATTAGGTCCTTGGAGACGCGGAGGAACATACGTATTTAATATTAATGCAAACGGTCATCCAATGTATCTCTCTACAGACAATGGAACAAACTATGTTTCAAACCAGTTTGTTTCAGAGTATACTAATGGAGTTTCAAACAGTAGAACTGAATCAGGCATAATGAGCATTACAGTTCCTGATAGCGCTCCTGATACTCTATATTATCAATGCGGTTATCATGCAGGAATGAGAGGCGTCATTAGCATTAAGAACTTAGAATTGGAAACTAATGATAATGACAACTACGTTATATACGCTCAACACTCTCAAGAAGGGCATAAAACACCAGTAGAGTTAAGACCAATTCCTTCTCTTGTTAATCAAATGTGTTTAGTATATGATGCAGAAAATGGTGAGTTTGTACCCCAAGATTTAGCAACATATGTAGAGAACACTCCAAGCTTTAAGAACAAGATAAAAGAAGTTGCAGGAACTGCAACACTTATAGCCCCTGATGGAGTTCCTGTTGTTGCTACAGTTAATATATTTAATGACAGTTCTTATCTACCCTATGTAGATAACAATGACGGAGATATAGCATTTGCCCTTGATACAGAAGTATTATATATTTGGAATACAAATCAATGGATTCAGGCAGGATCTAATACTTCAACACAAACTAATGCTTATGTGCAGCTAATACAGGCTGGCACTTTAGAACAAACGACCGGCAATACTCGATGGTATGCTCCTGCTGATATTACAATTACTAATGTCATAGCAAGAGTAGGCACTGCCCCTGTGGGAGCTGACCTAGTTGTTGACTTGAATAGAAATGGTACATCAAATAGTATAGTTACAGTTTCAGACGGTGATAGTTTATCATTTAACGCATCTTCTATCAGTGCATCAGAGGGAGACTATTTAACTATAGATATTAATAGTGTAGGGTCAACCACTGCTGGATCAGATTTGAACGTTACAATAAAATATTTAATTTAGGAGAATATAATATGGCACTTACTACAGCTGAACAAACTTTTGTAGAAACAATTATGGGAGAAGTACCCGCAGATTTAGGATGTTATGTTTATCATGTAGCTGAACATAATACTCCAAAAGAATCTAGAGATTACTTTAATTCTATAGAGATAGAAAATCATGTCGGTATCACTACTGTATATAGAGGATACAACGACACTCGACCTAGACTTTATGCTATTATATTAACAGAATCCGCAGATAGCACACCTGTGATACCTGCTGAAGCTACAGGACTAGTGTCTGGCTTAGGAGAGTGATATGGCTTTTTTAAGATATGTAATAAGCGCATCAGCTGGAGATAACGCTACAACAGTAAATAACGTATTCTCTGATATTAAAAATTGGATAGACGGTACTACTACTGCCACTTCAGGTTTTAGTTCTACATATTGTAACACTGGAGCAAGTGAAATTGTAGGCACTATTCCCTCTAGTATTTATGATGACTGCGTTAAGAATACAAATACTAGTTCCACAAATGATAGCTATATAAGTGTTCGTAAATATCATAACGAATGGAGTACGTATAGCTCTAGTACACACCCTAGTAACTATTTTACACTATACTGGTCTATTTCTGGAACTTATGGAATTCGTATGAGAATAGGTAATGCAAGTCAAAGCAACTATATGCCTTATCCATCTACTAACTATTATCATGCAGGTAATACTAACGACAATTATAAACAGGACTATACACCTTCTAATACTACAATTTTTATGTGGTTGGAAGAAGATTTTATGGCTGTTCAAGTTGTGCACTCACAGGCTCCAAACTCTGATTCAATATTTATAGGTGCGTTTGATTTACCTAGAAGTGAGTATGCTGAGTATGCATACTCTGAAGATTCAGATTTTGGCAATATGTGGACATTTTCTTCTAGTATGAAAAATACTCACAATAATAGTGCTGTGCCTACCTATGATTGGATATACGCAGGTTCTAATGACTATGTAGATGATCAAGGAGTTAATCAATCTTATCCAGCAAACTATAATCAAGGATATGGTGATGGATTTAGTTCAATTGATAGTTATGCTGTGCATACAATTTATCCTACTCCATGGAGAATGATGCCACAAGTTAATATAGCAACAGGAGTTGGACATCAGTTAGTTCCTTGCTTTTCCGCTGGTGGAGGAGGAGAAGCTGGTACTGGATATTTTCCTATAACTGCAAGAATTAAAGGACTCTACAGAACTAGTGATAATTTTGCTGATACAGGTACAGCTATCTCTTATGGCGGTAATAACTATAGAGTAGCCCTAATTCATAAATGCGGGTCTAGCATGACTGATGCGGATAATACTTTGAACGCTTGCTATTTATTACCGGTGACAGGATAAGGAGAGAGTAATGTATATTAAATTTAAAGTAGGAGATGGAGGATATGCTAATGGAGGACATGGGTTGATGGGTGCTATTGACTGGGCTATGACAGCTAATGCAGCATCCACAGCTACCTCTTCGGATTTTACTGGATCTTTTAGCAATGAAATAAGCGATTTTAAAGTTATAGCAAATGATGAGGCAGGAGGATGGACAAATTTTGACGCTATATCCTCTGCTAGTTCATCGCATAATTGGAGTGCGGGTTGGGAGGCAGATTCTCCTAAAACAGGAAGATCTTTTAAAAAGAGGTTCTCAGTATCATCAAATACTACTCAAGCTGGATACTATGGACACTGGAGTCCTAAAGGGGGATTATATGATAATGATGCGTCATCTTACTTAAGAGCTTTGACCTCTTTAAGTTACAGTACAATTACTACTAATTCCGTAGCTCGTCATACATGGTTTTCTAACCTTCAACCAGCACAGTTTACTTGGGGATGGTGGAACTTATCAGTTACAAGTAAGTATGTATATTTTTGGCCTGATACTAATTCAAGCTCTCAATCAGGAACAAAATATTTTGCAGGAGTAGCAGACTTAGCAGGAACTCCCGATTATCTATTAAGTGCAATTTCAGATAATTTTAATTCTGTGGGTTTTTATGTGGGCGGCAGCAACGATACTGGAAGTCTTGGAACTTCAACTTCCGCCTCTTTTATGAATGACTATATTCACTACTATTTTGCAGGTATAGATGGAGGATTTTCAAGTACTGCATCTGCAACTAATGCTATGTTAACCCAATCAGGTGCATTACCTAGTATTAATGCGACAGCTATACCCTGGCAAATGCATCCTCCACACTACTATAACGTAGTAGATCAAACATATGAGCATCATCTACCTATTTTTAATGATTATGGTAGTGCAGTAGGAGCTTTACACCCCATTACTATTATGAGCCCTTTACGAGGTGTTCCTGCAACTCAATTAGAAGGTATTTATTACTATGGTATTCAAACTAATGCTAACGTAACCAGAAATTTAGAATGGTCAAATAGAGGAGCACATGCTCATGACGGAAGAACTGTTTATGATTCAAATGGAGATAAATATGTGCTTTATCACTCATATGGTAGTATGCATATAAAAGCTATACGAGCAATGTGAGTTAAGTATGGTTTGGAATGCATCTAATGGGACAATATTTTATACTAGTGAGTTATCTTTAAACACTGCATATACTGCATCTGCAAATGCAGTTATACTGAATTCTGTTTTTGCAAGTAGTACTGCTGGTTATAATGTAACAGTAGCCACTTTTAATGCTGTTGGCACTATTAATTCAGAAATGTATTTATCTAATGTTTCTACAAATTCAGTTATATTAACAGCTAGTAATAGTGTTGCATTTTTAGGAGGTGCTGATACTATAAGTTTAAGTAATTTAACAAGCAATGTTATAAGTGATTCATTAATTGCTAGTGAAGTTACAGTTTCCTCTACACCAACAGACACAACACCTTCCCAAGTATGGATAGGTTAATAGGAGTTATACGCTAATGTCATTAATAAAAGTAGACCTAAGTTTAATTGACACTACCTCTGCTAGTGATGGTGATGTATTAAAGTACGTTAGTGCTAACTCTAAGTTAGAGTATGGAGAAGCTAGTACTGATAACAATACTTGGGTAAATGCTAATGACTATAGTACCTATACAACGGTATCTACGTTAATAGACACTGTTAACGCCAATGTAGACGCATTACCTGATTCAGCAGCTAATGACTATAGTACCTATACAACGGTATCTACGTTAATAGACACTGTTAACGCCAATGTAGACGCATTACCTGATTCAGCAGCTAATGACTATAGTACCTATACAACGGTATCTACGTTAATAGACACTGTTAACGCCAATGTAGACGCATTACCTGATTCAGCAGCTAATGACTATAGTACCTATACAACGGTATCTACGTTAATAGACACTGTTAATGCCAATGTAGATGCTTTACCTGATTCAGCAGCTAATGACTATAGTACCTATACAACGGTATCTACGTTAATAGACACTGTTCAGTCAAACTTAACTTCTGTAATAGGTGCCTCTCCAACTGCTTTAGATACTCTTGCTGAAATTGCTGCAGCCTTAGAAAACGACGCTAATATTGCAGTTACTTTAACTAATCAAATAGGTTTGGTATCCAGCAATGTAGATGCTTTACCAGATAGTGCTGCAAATGATTATAGCACATATACAACCGTAACAGCAAATACATATGATACGTATGTAACTCTTACAGGTTTAGTAGATACGGTACAAGATAATGTTGGAATAGTTAGTAACAATGCTAAGTTTAACTCCTCTAATTTTTGGGGATACTATGCTAATGAAACTGAATTAAACTCTAATTATATTCATGGTGGGTTTGCTCATGTTCATGGTACCGGACGAGCATACTTTGGACACGCAGGAAGTTGGGTTAAGCTTGCTCATGAGTCTGAAATAATCGAAGATAATAATACATTTGTAAATTCAAACGATCATGTAACATACACAACTTTAACAGCAAATACATATGATACATACGTTACTTTAACAGGACTAATTGACACAGTTCAAGATAATGTATCTGCAGGAAGTACAGATAATAATACATTTGTAAACTCTAATGATCATGTAACTTATACTACTCTTACAGCCAATGATTATAACACCTATACTACATTATCCTCTTTAATTGATACAGTTCAAGACAACGTTGCAGCTGGAGGAGGTTCTGGAGGTTCCTCAGGGGCATCTGGTGGAATTCCTATAAGTGATACTTTTACAACCTCTTCAAACTCTAATACTTTTTCTCTTAGTGAAAGCGTAACTAGTGCAAATTCTTTAATTGTAAGTTTTCAAGGGATAAACCAGGTTCCAAATGAAGATTATGTCATCTCAGGATCTACTCTTACTCTAATAAATACAGCCCCAATTACAGCAGGTTTAACTTTAGAAGTAAGGCACTTAAAACTATTAACAGTAACGAGTACTGATGCAACAATTTCTACAGCAAATGGAGTTACTACGTCGTTTACTTCTCCATTCGATACTAATGACCCTAATGATGTTATAGTAACTGTTGATGGTCTAATGCAGAGACCAACTACAGATTATTCTATTTCTGGAACTACTGTTACTTTTGGTTCTGCTCCTCCAGATGGTACATCGGTAATGATTCGACATGCAGCTGTTACAGCGAATTATCAATCTTCTAATTCTCAACAGTCCTCATTTTGGTTAACTCACTCAAACCTTACAGAATTACAAGCGAATTATATACCTGGTGCTTTTTCAGTTGTGGACTCAGAAGCTTCAGGATATTTTGGATACGGTGGTTCTTGGAGTAAAATAGGTAAGCATTCTGATATAAATTTAATACAAGATAACGTAGATTCTCTAACTTCTACAGTTGACAGTACTAATGCAAACCTGTACAATACTTATAATACAGTCACTGCAAATACTCATAGCACCTATGTTACTTTAACAAGCTTAATAGATACAGTACAAGATAATGTAGCTGCTGGAAGCGGAGGCGGAGGTTCTCAAGAGTCTTGGAATACTATATCTTCTAATATAACTCTAACTTCCAATACTAATTATTTTATAGATTGTGCAAATACAGCAATTACAGTAACTCTCCCTTCGCCTGTATATGGAGCTAAAATTAAACTTATTGATGCCACTGGCTCCGCTAACACTAATGCTATAACTATTAATAGTGGAGGTAATAAGATTATGGGAGATGCAGGAGATATGACTGTTTCTACACATAGAGCAGCATTGACCTTAATCTATTTTAATAGTGATTATGGCTGGTTACTAGGAGAGCTATAAATGGCTACATCATCTATCACAGCATCTACACCTTACCAATGCTCTGCTAAAATAACCTGGACAGAATCTCAGGCTTAATAGGATTGAAATATGGCTATAACTAAAATACACCCTTCTACTATAAGTTCAACCGGAGCTACTGACGGTCAGCTGCTAAGCTTTTCTACTGTTAATGGAGTGGCATTTGTAGATAATACTAACTATGTACAACTCGTAAGAAAAGGTGAATTAAGTGCAGTTACAGGAAATGCTAGATGGTATGCTCCCTCTGCGATATCTATTAGTAATGTAGTTGCTAGAGTTAGTACTGCCCCTGTAGGTGCTGCACTGTCAGTAGATATAAAACGAAATGGTGTGTCGAACAATATTGTGACTATCGCTGATGGGGGATCAGAGGCTTCAAATGTAACTACTATTACTGCAAATGAAGGTGACTATTTTACAATAGACGTATTGAGTGTGGGCAGTAATACTGCAGGTTCTGATTTACACGTGATTATGAAGTATACTTAGGAGATTAAAATGACTGATGAAGAAAGAAATGCAAAACTAGCAGCAGTTTACTCAACAGATAGCGGTTGGATATATAGCAACGTTAGTTCAAATTCTTACAATGAACCAAATGATCTTAGAGAACATTTACAAACTCTTAATTTTGAGGGACTAGCTAAAGATGAACCTGAGATAATGTTTTTCAAAATTAGAATTAGAGATGACGAGGGAAACATATTAGGACCATATTTTTGGTTTAACGGAGAAATCAATAGTTCAGATTTTGAGTTAGTTCATTCGTACACAGGGAGCGGCTAATGATAGTTAAACTAATTTACTCAGGAGCTTCAGCAGCTAACATTATAGCAGATATAAATACTTGTATCGAAGGCGGAATTACAACTTCTTTAGACGGAAGTATAAAACGTCCTTCAAATTTAAATGCATCCTCTACTGAGTCTATCGTATATGGAACAAATTATGCAAATACAGGAACAGTATATAATGATAATGCAACTGGAGATCACTGGGAGAAGAAGCATAATTTCTATTCAGGAGTAACTAATTGGTTTAGTTTAGAGCTTGATAGCGGATATTTAAGTATACAGGGTGGCTTAAACTACGCAGATCAAACAGTAAAAAATACAACTCTTACTAGCACGGGTATAGTTCTTGATACAACATCAAACACAGATACATATTGGTTAGGTGTTACTGATGATATATTTTACTTTTACTCAAGAGGTAGTTATGCTATAGCCGCTGATTTACTTAAAAATGGTCTAAACTCTGTGTTCACAGAAACAACTACTTTTGGTATATTTGCTGGAGGATTAACAGCAGGAAGCGGTATCTTACCTCATACGTATGATTCAGAGTTTAGACAATATCAAGAACAGTCAAGCTTATATCTACACAGTTTAGGCGCTACTAAAGGAGTTTTAAGCGCAAGTGACTCTTCAGTAGCTTATGTACCTTTAGACACCGTTTCTGTAGGTACACGAACTAAAGGTATGTGGCAAGTATTTGGTATGCGTTCAGCATATCCTTCACCTGTTTTTACTGGTGGAGGTATACTTCAAGATTCAGATGATAAATACTATTTTACAACAGGAATTAGTTTATATTCCGTTGAAACAAACGCAACGTTGGTAGCTACAGGTGGTGATACAGTAACAGGCAATCAACTTATTTTAGAAGGAGAATAAAATGTTATGTAAAGTGATTATTGATGGAGACGCAGATGCAGCCTCTCAACACAGATCTTTGATGAAAGCTATTAGAGCAGTTGCAACAGCTTCGGCAAACTCAACTCCTTCAGCTACAGGACATTTAGCTAGTAATAGTACAGCTGATTCTTATGAACTTATAGATACAGTAATTGATAATACAGTTGCAGGAGGTTGGACTGAGTTAACGACCAGCACAACTCTTGTAGCAGACTCAGCTAGCTCTGCTATTACTACACCTGAACTATTAACTCTATATACCACAACAGGAAAGTCAGGAAGACCCTACTCTTTTATTCATTTTTATGGCGGTGCATATGGTGCGAACTGGATCGATACAACATACTCTAACTCAATTGGAATTGTGTGGGGAACAGGAACTTTAGCACAAGCTGAATGGGATTATAACTATGATAATACTGGAGATGAAAATTGGAATAGATGGTTTAACGTTAGCTCTCAAAATGGTAAGAAAAATACTGGTGAGGTATGTTTTCTACCTGCACAGAGTGTAGGAACAGGTAATACTACTCCAACAACCGCTGGATTTTTAAAGTCTTATGATGATTATGCCACGTATAATAGAATATACTATATTGCAGCTAATTCTACAGCTATAACAATAGCTGCTTGTGGGCAAGACGGCACAACAGAGCATACGCTGAGTACAGAAGGGGCTGACTATTACCAGAGTGGTGGGTTTTTTCACTGGGGAGAACGTACTAACACAGCTTGGGAAGACAACTATAATGATAATCCATATTGGGTAGCTATTTGGCAATTAACTAATAATGAACAAACTGCTTATAAAGATGGAGGGTACTGGACTAGAATGAGAAGAAAAGACGTAAACGGAACTGTAACAGGACCGTTCTCTCATTTTGATTTTTGCACTGCTCAACATGGTAACTATAAAAGAAATCCTTTGAATGGTGCATTTAATGGGACTTCAGTTTCTTATCATCAGTATGAATCTGATTATTATAGGAGAGACACATACTATCCAGGTAATGTGACCAGTGTTACACAAGGATTATGGATTCCAGCAACTACTGAAGCTCAACTATTAAATGATATATTTGGTACCACCGTTAATAATTATGCTATGTATCACAGTGATTATAGTTTATGTAGTCCTCTAATGACTGGAGCGTATTCAAGTGCTTATCTAGTAGCGGGAGGACTAATGTACTCTCCTGAAGCTGATTCAAGCACAGGAGCACAGATACCCCCAGCTATTCCGATTAGGATTGAGTCTGAAGGTGGTACAAACGCAGGTGGGTATATGAAAAATATATTCAATAGCTGCCAAGTAAGAGACTATACGTACTTAGACTCTATACGAATAAAAGAGGCTGTTTATACATTTAATGGATCTAAGTATATTTGTTTAAATAGAGGCACATATAGAACTAATTCTAACATTGAGCAAGATCTATTCTGGATTCATGTCTAATGGCTTATGACACAGCAAATGCAAATGCAACCACATCAATATTTAATTACTTAGCTAACTCCAATCCTACTATTGGAATAACACTACTTGGAGTTACTAATAACTCTTCTCAAAATGTAAGCAGTTTAGCAGTAAGCACTGTAGGCCTTTTTAATGATGCGTCATTTACTCCTACAATTACATATACACTGCTTAAAGATGATGCATTTGCTGTCGCTGCAGCAAGCGGATCTGGAAGTTCTTCTTCAGAAGCTGCTGAAGTTTGGATTGGTTGATAACTTTTTACTAGATTTAAAATAGTAATTAAAATTATAAAAATTGACTAGCAGGCGTAATTTATTTAAAATATAGTAAAAGTAAGCAGGAGTAATAATGGTACAATCACTTTCATATTTAGCAGCTAATACTAAGCTTGGAACTGGGGACGATAGCGTTAGCCTTGTAGCTAGCGGTAACTCTTTTGTCATCTCTGACGGAAGCCAGTCGTCAACAATCGCTGCCGGAACTGATTTAGGTTCTGGAGGTGCTACTGTATATGCTAATTCTCAAGCTTTTCCTCTTACAGGACTAAGTGCTGGAGACTTTGCTTTTGCCTCAAACAACAATACTCTATATATGACAAATGGATCTGGTTGGTATAAAATTGCTCTTGTTAATCAAGATCCTAGCATCAGCCTCAGTGCAACCTCTGTTACTACAGAACCAGGTTCTAATACAGCAAATGTTACCTATACTATTACTGAGCCTGAAGGCACTCCTACAACCATTACAATATCATATGACTTTACAGCTAATGCGAATATTGTTCATGATAGTTCTAACACAAGCCTCTCAATAACTAATACTGATTCTAATACGTATACTGGAACCGTTACAGTTACTGTATCTGATGGTGTTAATACTGGCGTAGGAACAATATCTCTTACTAATTCAGTAGTTATCATAATAGATAATTCAAACTACACTTCACTACTTGTTAAAGCATCTGGTAATGGTGGTACAAATACAAGTATTACTGATTCATCAACTAATGCTCACACCGTTTCTGTATATGGTAACACTCAAGCTACTTCGTTCAGTCCGTATCGTGCTAGTGGATATAGTGCTTATATTGACGGGAGTGGTTCTGATTGGTTAAAAACAGATACACATGCAGACTTTACTTTTGGAACTGGAGATTTTACAGTTGAATGTTGGTATTATCCCATATCAAAAGCTCAGAGCTATGCTCGTATTCTTCATTTTGGCCCATATTGGCTAAACAACCAAGCGTGGGGAATATTAGATAGACATGATTCATACAGTACCAAAATCACTGTACAAGCATATACCGGAGCTGTATTAGAGTCTTCAACAACCGTTACTGATGGTGAATGGTATCATATTGCGTTAGAAAGAAGTGGTACCACTATCACTCTGTATATAAATGGTATTGCAGAAGATACCTATAATATTTCTACAAATAATTTCCCTGATGCTTCATCTACAAGTTATCTGAATATTGGTAATGTAAGTAATGGTCCTAATCTTTCGGAAGCAGAAGCAAATGGATATGTTAAGGATGTTCGTATTGTAAAGGGAAGCGCTGTATATCAAGGCAACTTTACTCCACCCACTTCTTCATTAACAGCAGTCACAAATACAGTATTTCTTGGATTGACTAAGCCATATTTTACAGATGCATCTGGTCAAGGTCATACATTAACTCCTAATGGATCGATCACGCATGAACCAGTTTCTCCATATGATTATGTAGTCTATTCTGCTTCTACTCATGGTGGTTCAGTATACCTTGACGGGACTGGTGATAGTTTGGGTATTGCTGATGATGCATCGTTAGAATTAGGAAGTGGTGATTTTACACTAGAAGGTTGGTTCTATGCAACAGCTGCAGGCCCCGCTGATAATGTAATTGTTGCGAAATGTTCTCCTTCATATGCTCCTTATTGGGTTTCTTTCTACGGTGGCGCCACAATGCAGTTTTGTTCTTCAAGTACTAATAGTGGTTGGGATATAGCTAATAATGTGCAGTTTGGTTCAGCTAAGAAAAATAATTGGAATCATTTTGCGGTTAGTAGATCTGGTACTTCAATTCGATTGTTTCTAAATGGGGTTTTGGGTAACACTGTTACTTCTTCTGCTGCGTTAACTGATCACACTAGTCCGTTTACTGTAGGAGGCCAATATGGTGGGGCTAATCCTTTTACCGGATATGTTTCAGATATACGTTTAGTCAAAGGTACAGCGGTTTATACTGCAGCTTTTACTCCTCCAACCGAATCATTAACTGCAATTACAAATACATCAGTATTGATAAGCGGAACTGATGCTAAAGTATATGATGCGTCACAATCTTCCGGTACATTAACTTTATATGGAAATGCTGCTTCATCAACTACTCAAACAAAAAATGCATCATCATCAGTATATTTTGATGGTACTGGAGATTGGATACATCTACCTGCATCAGAGCAATTAGAACCTCTAGGTAACGATTTTACATTCGAATGGTGGTGGTATCCTACAACTCTCAGTCAAAGACAATGGTTTTTCCATTCTGCCACGGATTATTGGTTAGGAGTAGATTTTCAGACTACAGTCGGAAGAGGACTTGGGATGTGGGCCAGCAGTAACGGCTCTAGTTGGAATTTGCTTCATTGCGATGCTGGTGGTAATGGAATATCAAATACTAATCCAACATTAAATGCTTGGAATCATATCGCATATACTCGAAATGGAAACACCTTTACACTTTGGCTGAATGGAACATCAATTGTATCTGTTGGTAGTATAACTTCAAGCATTGTTAACAGATCTACAGAATCGAAGGTAATAGGTTCATGGGCTCAATCAAATCATCAATTACCTGTAGTGGGTTATATTGAAGACTTCAGAATTACTAAGGGTCTTGCACGTTATACAACATCATTTACACCACCAACAACAGAATTAGAGGGATAAAAAATGGCAACAAATAATTTTAAACTAATATCATCAGACTCAGTTAGTGGAATCGCTAACACACTGATCAATACAGCACCAACGTCTTCGACAATGGTGATACATTCAATATATTTAACAAATATAGGCGCTAGTGAAAGCTTTGCTAACGTACTAGTAGAAGATGTCTCTGCATCTACAACTACACACGTAGCATATAACGCATCAATTCCTGTAGGAGAAACTCTTATCTTTGATAAGCCCTTAAACCTAGAAACTGGAGATAAGCTATATGTTAGAGGCACAGATTTAGAAGTAACTGTGAGTGCGTTGGAGATTAGCTAGTGAGACAACGTTATCTAGGCGATTCAGTCACAATCATTTCACCAATTGATGTATTAACTGATAATACAAACAAACTTTATAACAATGGTGGAACACTATACTTTAACGGCACTGAGGTAGGGGCAGGTGCTGAAGACAATAACGCTTGGGTAAATTCAAACGACTATGCAACTTATACAACTCTTTCTGGATTAATAGATACAGTACAAGATAATGTTAGTGCAGCTTCAGACGCAGCAGCTAATGATTATAATACATATACTACAGTAACAGCTAATACATATGATACATATGTAACTGTTTCTGGATTGATAAATACTGTTAATGCAAATGTTGATGCACTACCAGATTCAGCAGCTAACGATCACACCACATATACAACACTTTCTGGGCTTATTGACACAGTACAAGACAATGTTACTGCCAACGAAAATAATGCTTGGGTAAATGCAAATGACTATACAACTTATAATACACTATCTGGACTAATAGACACAGTTCAAGATAATGTTGCTGCTTCTACAGGTGCTTGGACAGAGAGTGGTTCTGATATCTATTTTGCTACTGGTGCAGTAACTGTTGGGCCTGGTGCTAGTTATAATCCAGCATCAAATCTCTATGTTTATGGAAATACCTATGTTAGTGGAAATGTAGAAGTAGGAGACACACTAATTGAGCTATCTTCTATGGCTATTAAAACAAATATAGTACCATTAAGACAACAACTCTCTAAAATTCAATTGCTAAATCCTGTAGAGTATGATAAAATACAAACTAATAATCATGAACTAGGATTGATTGCAGAAGAAGTTTCTCAAGTATTACCTCACGTTGTAGCAGAAGGTAATACTGCAATCTCCTATACACGAATTGTTCCTGTATTAATTCAAGCAATGAAAGAACTTAAATCAGAAGTCGATGAATTGAAGAGAAAACTAAATGGCTCAACTTAAATCTGGAAGTACTCTAGGCGCAAACTCTATTGTTGACACAACTACTACTAGTATTACCTCTAGTAATTTTAATTTTTATTCACTATTTCCAGCTTCAATTATACAAGATGAGACAATAGTGTTTAAAGATGCTAATGATGTTGTTCAATTAGGCACTATTCAAGGTACTCTTTCAGTTTCTTTATCTAAAACGCCTTCAGCTTCATTAGAAGAAGAAGGTAATGTTATTACATATTCTGCTACAGCTACTCCAGTGCCTTTAGTTCAAGGACGAAGTATTAACTACTATCTAAGTGGTGATATTTCTCCATCTGACTTATCTCCTTCTTCAAATACAGGATCCTTTACATTCCCTCCTAGTAGTCCTGGGACAGCTTCTGTTGCATATACCGTAGTAAATGACGGCGTTACTGAATCTCCTGAAAGTTTAAGTTTAACACTTACTGATGTATATCCTGCTAATTCTATATCTACTACTATTCAAGATTTAGTTCCTAAATATGTAGGAGATACATCAGGCTATATAGTAGGTGGAGTAAATGCTTCATTTAACGGACTTGTGAGAGACATACAAAAGTTTCCTTTTTCTTCAGAGACTTCAGCTTCTTCTCTCGGTAATATAACTCAATATGCATACCGTTGGATAGGCGGAGCAGGGCCTACTTCAGGTTATATAATTGGAGGACTACACTATCCTAGTAGCAGCTTTCCAGGAACTAGCAGTATTCCTAATTATCAAGTTAAATTTCCATTTTCTTCAGAAACATTTAGTACAATGCCAGGATGGTTAACCACTCCAGCTACTTCAACACCAGGAATCTTCGACCATGCTACTCATAATAATGGTTCATATCTATTTGTAACAGGAGGTACAACTTCTCCTGCTCCAACATTTAATCATGTTGAAAGAATGCCTTTCAGTTCAGAAGGTTCTTGGGTAGATATAGGAGAGCTTACATATATTTCTCGTAATCATGGGGCACACTCTTCTGCTACTAATGGTTATACAGTAGGAGGAAGCGGGAACTTGGTGGATGATGCAATGGTGAAGTTTCCTTTTGCAATCTCAGGATCGTCGTCTACTGATATCGGAGAGCTTCCTTATAATATGAGTTTTGATGGTAGTGGAATATCTTCCTCAGAGAATGGTTATACAGTAGGTGGAGGCTCACCCCCTTTTCTCTTAAATAGATCTGTATATAAGTTTCCATTTTCATCTGATACTCCTGCTTCTACTCTAGTTAATCAAAATACATATTTTGGATCTACACATTCTAGTCAAACTGATGGCTATTCTTCAGGACAGCCTGGAGGTACAGCAATAAATAAATTTACATTTTCATCAGATGCTAATTCATCTGATATAGGAGAGCTGAATACTGGTATTTATGGTAGACCTTCAGCAGCATTTCATACATAATGGCAATATTAAAACCCGACTCAACGAGCAACTCTAAACCACTTGTAGGTTCTACACCGACTATCAATGTTTCTAGCATTGAAGGTTCTGCTAATGCTACTGTACGAGCATTATCAAGTGATCCAGACGGTAATCTTTTATTTACTGATATCTCTCCTCTTACTGTTTACAGCTTTTATGAGATTATCTTTCAAGGTACAGTGAGCGGTTATACAAGTGGAGGGTATTCTCCAACAGTATCTAGTACATTATCTACAATTGAAAAGTTTCCTTTTAGCTCAGATACAAATGCTACAAGCGTTGGCGACTTAACACAAGCAAGATCAAGAATGACAGGACAGTCGTCATCGGATAATGGGTACACAAGTGGCGGTTTACCAGCTCCAACACCTCCGTTTGGCGGCAGCATTATTGAAAAATTTCCATTTAGTTCAGACGCAAATGCGGTAGGTGTTGGTGATTTAACAGTAGATAAATATGATATGGCTGGACAATCATCAGATTATAATGGTTATGTTTCTGGTGGTCAAACTCCTTCAATCATCAACACTATTGAAAAATTTCCTTTTAATTCAGATACTAACGCAACTGACATTGCTGATTTGACAATAGCAAGATATGGTGGATCTGGTCAATCATCAACTACTCATGGATATACATCAGGAGGGTATTATGATAGAGATATCATAGATAGGTTTCCTTTTAGTTCAGATGCAAATGCTTCTGATGTAGGAGAGCTAACTTCAATTAAAATTAGAGCGTCTGGTCAATCTTCACGTACCCATGGATATTCTTCTGGAGGATATTTTTCTCCAACCAATACTGCAATTAATGTTATAGAAAAATTCTCATTTGCCGCCAGCAGTAATGGAGCTGATGTGGGGGATTTAACAACAGCAAAATGGAATATGTCTGGGCAGTCAAGTGTTACTAATGGTTATGCAGCTGGAGGTAGAATATCAACTCCAGTTTATACAGCTATAATCGAAAAGTTCCCATTTGCATCAGATACAAATGCAACAAATATTGGAAGTTTAACTCAAGTTAAAAGCACTGAAGCTGGACACCAAATATAATGCTAACAACATTTATTAATTAATAAACGAAAGGTAAAATAATGACACCACAAGAAAAATTTAAACGAGATAAATATGTACTTTTTGATGATGTAATATCAAAAGATATGTGCACTTTTCTAACAAACTATATGCACTTACGTAAAGATGCAGGTTATATGACTCCGCCAGTTTCAATGGGAGGAGATGATACTCAATGCCCAAAGAGTTGGAGTATTTATGGAGATCCAGCTTTTGATACGTTATTATTACAGCTTGCTCAACCGCTATCAAATCTTTTAGGTATGCAACTAATTCCGGCATATACCTATGCACGTATTTATCAGCCTGGTGAAATTCTAGAATGGCATAAAGATCGTCCGTCTTGTGAAATATCAGGTACAATGACGCTTGGCATGTCTAGTCCAACAGATATCTGGCCTATCTATGTAGGCAGTCCAGACTCTACAAAAGAAGAAAAAGTAGGTAATCCAATTAATATTGGGGTCGGAGAACTTATGATGTATGAAGGATGTGAAGTACCTCATTGGCGTGATGAATATACAGGCACTTGGCAAGCTCAAGTATTTATTCACTATGTACGTGCTAATGGTCCATATGCTGCAGAGCATAGATTTGATGGACGTCCAAGTCTAGGTATTTTTAAACACTCTGACGAGTATAAAAAGCAAACAGACAGAATTATTCAATATGCTTTAAACAAACCGAAAGAAACTTCTGTTTCAAAAACTGAACAAGTTCAAGCACAAGACTCAATTAAACCTTTTAAATTTGAGGTATAAAATGCTATTACTAAATAAAGAACTACCACCAACTCCGTCATTTATTGTACATGATAAAAATACTTGTCCTGATGATCCAAAACTATATTTTTCTCCTGAAGAATGTATGTGGATAAGACAGTGGGCAGAAAAAAGAACTCCACAATTTGCATCAGTTGGTGTAGGAGAACAATCTGAGGTACGTCGTTCAACTAGAGATGTGTATTTATATGGTATGCCTCGTGATGAAATAACTGATGGGGTATTTAGAAAGATACTATATCAAGTAGACTATGCTAACAAAAATGCCTTTAATTTTGAGTTAACTGGTATTTTACATGATCTTCAAGTTCTTAAGTATGATTCAAAAACAGAGCAACATTATGATTGGCATATTGATATTAGCGGAGGAAACTCTTATGGGCGTAAAATCTCTTACAGTTTACAGCTAAGTGATCCTTCAGAATATGAGGGAGGAACTTTAGAAATTTATGATGGCAATAATCATATTGTGCCTCAAGCGCAAGGTACAGCAGTGATGTTTCCAAGTTATATGTGTCACAGAGTAGCTCCGGTTACTGCTGGTACTCGTTGGAGTTTAGTAATTTGGATTCAAGGATCATCACATTTTAGGTAGAAAACAAAATGGCAAAGTTAAAGGATAACTCAACCGTAGGCGGTAATGTAATACTTCATGAAGGAAACATAGATTTAGATAATTTATCTAAACTAAATACTCCTACTGGATCTAATAACTCTTTAGTAACATTTTCAAACTCTACTAGTAGTTTTACGTTTATAAACCATCCTACTTTACCATCATACTCAGTAAGCGCGAATGTATCTTCTACTCAAGAAGGAAATACTGTTGCGTTTACTCTACAGACTGATAATGTAGATTCAGGAACTTCAGTACCTTATACAATAACAGGAATTACTAGTGGGGACTTATCAAGCGGTAGCTTAACTGGAAATTTTGTGCTATCCGGTTCTTCAAATACTTTAACCTTCACTCTATCGGAAGATGTTTCTACTGGTGAAGGCATTGAAACAATGACACTATCTCTAGATGATTATCCGTTAGCCTCTGCCTCTATAGAAGTTTTAGACACTAGTAGTATCTAATGATTTTAGTATACATAGAGCATTTCCCTGTTAAGCTTCTTACTCCCGAGTTTCCTCGTCCACCTGAGTTTTTTAAGACTCGTCCAGAGTTTGTAGAAATGCAAAAAATTATAATTGACAGCATTCGTAAAAATGGGTTAAAATATCCATTATGTGCTAGAAATAAAAATGATGATGGTGAGTTGTACCATGTTGGAATGGGTATGCAACGTCTAGCCGCATTAAAAGAAATGCAAGCTGATACTTGTAAAACTATAGTAGCTTGTAAAGAAGATCAACAGTTTATTCCTGTTGGAGAGTTTGTAAAAACTAAAGAACATTTAGAACAGATATTTGGTTGTCGATTACGAAAGTTTACGTTACAACCAAACTGTTTTGAAGCACAACCAAACGAAGATCTCAAGCAATGGGATCCTATATATTTAAAGAGGGGACATAATGAGTAATGATATTATTAAGTCAAAAGACTTAAATACTTGGATACAAGATCACCAATCTACTCATTTGAGTGAGGTATTTTCTGCAAAGAATTTACCTAATGTTAAAAGTTTTGGAAACAAAACATTTGCTGAAAACGCAGCATTAGCTGAAGCAGCTATGTTAAACTGCGTAGAAACAGAAAGAATTTGGAATAGATCACATTCTCAATGGACTTGGAGACATATTAACTTAAGCTACGCAGCACCAATGAAGAATCTAAGACAGATTAGTGCTGAAGTAAGTTCTAAGCGTCAAGCGCTAGAAGAGGCTAAGTGGAACTATCTTAAAACTCAAGCAAAAATTAAGATTAAAGAATCACAAGTAGAAAAAGAGAAAGATCCAAACAGAAAAACGCTTTTAGAGATTGAATTAGCAGAAATGAGATCTTCTAGCGCTGCTGGAATGAAATATGTAGAAGGAGCTATGAAAGATGTTATAACTCTTTCAGAACTCTACGACCAGTTAAAAGCGCCCTATGAAGGTTATACAGAAGAAGACTTCGAAAAAGAAGAAGCTAAGTCTCATTTAAAACGTAGTTTAGTTCAATGTTTAAGAGATATCCGTCAAAGCGGACGCATAACTAAAGGCGAACAAGAATATCTAGAACAAATTGGGGTTAATCCCGGAAAAATATTTCAAGACATGATGCGTTACTTAGCACAAGAAGAACAGTCTGATGACTACACTGTAACAGGTATGTATGAGTTTTTAGATGATATGTGTGATAAGTTAATTGATCAGCTACATGTTGATGACATTAGAATGAAACTTCAAGGTCTAGAAAACAGAATTCTTGATGATGCCTTATTTAAAGGAGATCAATAATGATTGTTGAATACATGTTAGAACAAGTTGGTAGAGGCGATGCAAAACGTGCTCCTACTTTTATTAGAGATGGTGGTTACCACTTTAATAGTTCCGACTATACATATGTAGGTTGGGTGCCTAACCTAGCTGAAAGAGAATTTTATATTCCTGACTCATTAACAGTACTAACTAGAGAAAGTATTGTAACTCGCGCTCTTGCAATGCACGCTGCTAATACTATGCAACAAGAAGATCCTGATAATGAAGGACAGTATATTGATATGACAGATGCTGAAGTTACTTCTATGATGCAACAATGGTGGGATGCTATAATCGCTCAGTATGTTCAAAAACCTGCTTCAGCCACAATCGAAGCTGATACTGATAATAACCATATTGAAGTTAAAGTTACTTTTGCAAGAAAAGGTGTAGTAATTAGTGGGACTCCTCAATTAACTGTAGATGTTGATGGGAGTTCAGTAGTTCTTAGTGCTTCAAGCACTAACTATAACTCAATTATCTTTAGTGCAAGCCATACTTTAAATGGAGGAGAAACAATCACAGTATCTGCTAGCTCTTCTATTGACTTGAATGGTGGAACAATTACAGATGGTACAGATAATGCATTAGTAGCATTATCGCTTTCAGAGGATGTAACTGCTACAGTGTAGTATGAGTGAACCATATTTTAAAGTACCAATTGAAAAACTGACTGCAAAGCTACCTGACAAGTTTGGATTTAAAGAATTCAATCCTAGTCAGGTAGCAATGCTTGAGGGGTTAGAAGATCATCGCTTTTGGGTACATATCTCAGCAAGAAGAACAGGTAAATCTAGTGCTGCATCGGTACTAGCTCTAGCAAAACTACTAGAGCCTGGACAACAAGTAATTGTTGTAGCTCCTGACTATAACTTATCATCTATTATTTGGGACTATACTACAGAACTCATACAAGCTTTCGGTATAGAAACTAAGCGACTAAATTTAAAAGATAGAGTTGTAAGACTTATCAATGATAGTACCTTTAGACTACTATCTGCAAATAATAGAACTAGTCTAGTTGGTCGAGCTGCTCACCTATTAATTGTTGACGAAGCAGCTATTATCCCAGATGACGAATACTTTACAAGAGATTTAAGACCCGCGCTATCTACTTATCAAGGAAGTAGAGCTCTTTTCATATCTACTCCACGAGGTAAGCAAAACTATCTCTATGATTACTATCAGCGTGGCGATGACGATAACTACCCGGAATGGGGTAGTGGTTTATATGCTTGGCACGTTAATCCTGCCCTAAAAGAAGCAGATATTGAAGAAGCAAAAAAGACTTTACCCCCAACAATCTTCCAGCAAGAGTACTATTGTGAGTGGACAAGCTTTGAAGGGCAGATTTATAAAGTTGATGATTCTGTGCATCTAATAGATGCTAAAGAGCATATTTTACCTCAAGACCAACGTTATACCTTTATAGCAGGATTAGATATTGGTTTTAGAGATGATACAGCTTTTGTAGTAGTGGCTACAGATGGTGAAAATTATATAGTAGTAGACGAATATGTTGCAACAGAGGGTACTACCTCTTCTCATGCAGAAGTGATTGGCGAAATGATTGAACATTGGGGGGTTGAGAATGTTTATATTGACTCAGCTGCTCAACAAACTAAAGCTGATTTAGCGTATGATTATGATATCTTTTGTGAAAACGCAATAAAATCTGTTAATGATGGTATCAGTTATCTTCAAGTACTAGTACAAAATGAAAACATATTTTTTGATATAGAAAATGCTGAAAGAACTTATTCTAGTGTAACAGCATATAGATGGAATACAAAAGGAGAAAAAGCAAAACCTTTACATGATTGGAGTTCACATTGTTGTGACGCTTTAAGGTACGCTATTTATTCTTACTCTAAAAATTCCTCAGTGAGTATTTATGCCTAAAAAAATTAAACCAATGAACTCAGTAAAACGTGGTATGTTTCCACTAAGAAAGAAACATACTACAAAGACTCTTAAAAAAGATGTAGCTAGTTTGAGAAAGCTAGGTTATCCAGTAAAACTAGCTACTCATACTCTCACAACTAATACAAAGTCACTCAGCAAAAAGAAAAAGAAAACACGAGGTTTGGTTACAACAGTTACAAAACGCAATAAAGCAAAAAGATAGAAAATAAAATTTTGACTGCTATGTAATTAAAGTTTATAATAATGTCAGAACTTAAAAGAATCCCAGTAAAATATGTAAGAGATTATATTAAAAAACATTACAGCTACGGTAAGAGTTGTTATATATGTAAATCTACTAGTAATTTAGAGCTTCACCACTTATATAGCATTTCTGAACTATGGAACAACTGGGTAGATAAAAGAAATCTAAATATAACAGAATATGAAGAGATAAAAGAACTACGAGTAGAATTTTACGAAGAACACTTAGATCTACTCTCTTCTGAAAACCTTTATACACTATGTAAAGCTCATCATGAGAAGTTACATTCTATATATGGTCAAAGATACTCAAATTGGCGATCAGAAAAAGTTAAAAATTGGATTGAAGCTCAAAAGAATAAGTTTGGAGAAACTAACTAATGGCAGGCCCTATATCTTGGATTAGAGAAAAACTAACTAGAGAAAAACTAAATCCAATTCAACCTTATCTACAAAGCCAAGAGCCCTTAATTCAACCTGATAGTAATGTAGATTTTAGAGCTGCTTATGATCAAGTTGAAATTATTCATCGCTGTATAGAGATGATTATAAACTCAGCAGTAGGTATACCATTTGCAGTTGAAACAGGTCCAGGTGGAGGACCAGTTAAAAAAGTTAATAAACTTTTAAACGAGAGACCTAACCCCTTTGAGGATAAAATAAGATTTTTACGTCGTGGACTTTTTGATTTTTTAATTGACGGAAATGCATTTTTCTATTATGATGGTAATGATATATATATTTTACCTGCGAACGATATAGAAATCGAAACTGACGCAAAACGATTTATAAAAGGTTATACATATCTACTAAGCGGTGCAGGATCTAGTTACGACTCAGGATTTGAACCATTTGCAGGATCATCTACAGGTAGAAACAGAAGCCCTTCTACTGGAGTTAAACAAGAGACTAAAATTTACTTTGATGCTTCAGAAGTTATTCACGTAAAAGATGACAATGAAGAAAGTATTTTTAGAGGTAAAAGTAGATTAAAAAGTTTAACAGATTTAATTAATCTATACTACGCTCTTTTAAAATTCCAAAGACAGTTCTTTAGGAATAATGCAATTCCAGGGGTTGTTTTAACTACTGATAATGTAATGAGTGCAAAAGTAAAAGAAAGATTACTACAATCTTGGAGATCTAGTTATACTACTATTTTTGAAGGTGCTAGAAACCCTGCAATTTTAGATGGTGGACTAAAAATTGACAAGTTTAGTGATATAAATTTTCAAAACTTAGATTTTGAAAACAGTGTTGAAAGATTACAACAAGATATGGCAAAAGCTTTAGGTGTACCATATGTCTTGTTAAAAAGCGGGAACAACGCGAATATAGCGACTAACCAGGTTTTATTTTATGAACATACAATAATTCCAATTGTACAACAATTTGCTAGTGCGTTCGAACACTTCTTTAACTCAGTTAAGGTTAGACCAGAATTAAGAAATATACCTGCTTTACAACCAGATTTAAAAACACAAGCACAATATTTTACTTCTTTAGTAAATGCTGGAATTATAACTGCGGATGAAGCTAGAGAAAAGCTATACTTCCCTAAGTTAGAAGAAGAAGCTACAGCTAATATTAGAATACCTCAAAATATAGCAGGAAGCGCAATAAGTCCAGAACTAGGCGGTAGACCTCCTGAAGAAGATAAAACGGAGTTAACAAATGAATGATAAAAAATTCTTTATAAATAGTGATGATATCGAAATTAAAAGTAAAGATAGCACCACTAAGAGTAAATTTAAGATTGCAGGATATGCAAATACTAAAGATAAAGACAGGGTTGGCGATATCGTACTTCCAGAAGCATGGGCAAAAGGAGTAGAGAACTATCGTAAAAATCCTGTATTACTTTATCAGCATGATCATGGTAAACCGATTGGTAGATCAGATGTGGTTAGAGTCGATAAAAAAGGAATCTTTGTCGAAGCTTCTGTCTCAGATGCGGCAGAAAAACTACACGGTGTACAAACATTAATTAACGATGGAGCACTAAAAAGCTTTAGTGTTGGTTTTAGAGTTAAAGATGCGGATTTTGATAGAAACTCAGATACTTTCGTAGTTAAAGATCTAGAGTTGTTAGAAATCAGTGTAGTGAGCGTACCTGCCAATCAAGAGTCTTTATTTAGTATCAGAAAAAGTTTTGAATCTGATGAAAGCTATGAAGAATTCAAAAAACAATTCATATCTGAAAAAACTAATGAGGAGAATGAAATGACAGAAGAAGCTCAAGTAGAAGAGATTACTGAAGAAGTAATCGAATCTTCAGAAGAGGTTAAAACTTCAGAAGAAGTAGTTGAGAGTATTGAAGAGAAATCTGAAGCAGTAGTAACTGATGCAGAATCTGAAGAACTAGATACTAAATCATCTGCTCCTGAAGTAGAAACTATTAAAGAAGAGGATGAAGAAGCTAGTTATGAAGATCCAACTAAACCTATCCCATTCTATAATATGTTAAGTGCTGAGACATCAAAACTTAATAACAACGACTTTGTTAAAATGAACGGGCAAAGATATGTAGTGACTAAAATTGCTACAGCCGAAAGCCCATCTTTTATATTTAAAGAGGTTGACATTAACGGTAATTCCAGCGATAATACAATTAAAGTTGATGCTGTTAATTTATCTGTGGTCAATACATGGGATCTTAATACTAAGTATGATGTTGTACTAGTAGATCATGTAGATGCTACAAATTATACAGATTCAGACAGAGAGTCTATTAAACAACAATTCGAAGAATATGTTAAAGCCTCTGAACTAGATCTTTATTCTATGAAGAATAATGAAAAGATTAAAACAAGTGTTGAGTTACAAACAACATTAAACAACTTGATCAATCTAAAAAGCATGGAAGCCGGCTCATGGAGTGACACACACTATGGAATGGCTCAAAGATTCACTAAAACTATTAAAGCTCTAATCAACCTTCCAGAGGAAGAAGATAGAAACTTCGCTTTAAGTTTACACGGTTATCTAACCGAAGATAAGGAGAACACAAAAATGGCAACTCAAGATATTGGTGATACCATTAATGTAGAAACACAAACCCCTGCGGCTCCTGCTGTTGAAGAAAAAGCAGTCGCTCAGGTTTCAGAGCCAAGAGTAGCTGAACTAGTTAAAGAAGCTGGCACAGTTATTGAAAAGCAATCTGAAGAAAAGATTAAGGCTAATGACGAAGATCATGAAAATTCTCGTCTTGCTGAAGAACTTGCTGAACTTAGAGGTCAGATGAAAGCTTATAAAGAGCAGATTCATTCCTTTACCGAAAGCAAAATGATCTATCAGGAGAACACTCGTAGAAATACTCAGTTCTCACAGAAAGATCTATCAAATGCATATTTCCTAGCTAAAGCTCTACGTAAGAGCCCAATGGATACAAAAATGGGTATGCGTATGAAAGACGTTGTTGCTGGTAACTCAGTTGATGCTTTCGAAAACGCCTTCTCAACAAACGTATACGAAGAAATGAGACAGCAGCTTGTTGTAGCTCCTCTTTTCAATCGTATTGAAGTAAATGCACGTCAATTCTCAGTTCCAGTAGCTGATGAAGATACAGATGATGCAATTGCACAATTCGAGTCAGGTACATATACAACTGATACAAATAGCTCTGTACCAACAACTAACCAGCATCAGATTAAATCTGTTGAACTTACACCACATAAGTTCATGGTTAAGACTCACATTGCTAAAGACGAAGAAGAAGATACAATTCTTCCGCTAGTTGACTTCTTACGTTCAGCTGCTACTCGTCGTCTAGCTCGCTTTACCGATAAGGTTCTACTTCGCGGTACAGGTGCTCTTACTGGGTTTGATGCTACTGAGTCACTCTCAGCTGGTTCAACTACAGGTGTCGGCGGTGTTGCTTCACCAATTAAAGGTGTTGTCAACCACGCTGGTGCAGTTAGTGCCCTTAACCTCTATCGTGGTGTTGGCCTAACAGGTGCCTCCGCTAATACTGCTAAAGCTAATGCAGCTACTGTTGCTTCAGCTCGCGGTCTAATGGGTAAATACGGACTTGCTCTAGGTGAAAACCTAGTACTTCTAACATCAGTTGAAGGTTATAATGCTTTCGTAACTGAGACTGATTTCCAGACAGTTGACAAGTTCGGTGCTCAGGCAACATACCTAACAGGTTCACTTGGAGCCATCTATGGTATCCCACTATATATTTCAGAGTTCATGGACTCAGTTTCTGGCACAGCCAACAACCGCGTCCTTGCTACAATGATTTATAAGCCTGGATTCCTAATCGGTGAGCGTCGTGCAATGGAAGTTGAAAGTGAATATCTTCCAGAGCGTCAGGTAACTGCTATGTATATGTCAACTCGTTATGACATGAAGGCACTTACAACTGTCGCATCTGCAGCACTAAGCTCAACTTATTCTTACGCTGTTAACATCCTAAGTGGTGCTGAGTAAGAATACTTTTTAACCTAAGTAAAAAGGGGATGTGGGCCTCCAGCCCCATCCCCTTTTATTTTTTGGAGAATTCGATGCTTGTAACGCTTCTTGAAATAAAAGAGTTTTTAAAAATTAAGTTAGATAATGATTCCGAAGACGATAGATTAAATTCTATTAATACTTATGTATCGTCTCTCGTAGAGTCTTATTGTGGTAGGGTTTTTTCTTCTAATACCTATACTGAATATTTTGATGGAGGAATATCCTCCGTCTTTATTAAAAATCCACCAATTATTAGTGTTAATGAAGTATCTCAGTATCTTGGAGAGAAATATTCAGCGCTCGGAGGACCAGGTCCTTCTGGAGAGCAAATTGAATTAGAAGGTACAAGTCATACAGTTTCTACTATTGGAAATGCAAAAACAACTAAAAGAATTAAAAAATATGGAACATCTAGTCTAACTTTAGATGGGTCTGGTGATTATTTAAGTATTGGGTCTTCAACTGATTTTGACTTTGATTCAGAGCCTTTTACTATTGAACTTTATACTAGACCAAAAGCTTTAACTGATCATTGTTTGGTATCTAGAGTAGATGACTCTTCTAACTATTGGGAACTATCTTATGACGAAACTAACGGTATATATTTTAAAACAGTAGAGGATGGAACTGAAACCACATATATAGAAGGTGCTACCTTAACAGCCAATACATTTACACATATTGCAGTCGTAAGAAGTGATTCTGAGTATAAAATATTTAAAGATGGATCTCAGGTTGGAGATACAGTCACATCTTCTAATGCAGTACCAACACTAAGTTCTTCTGTTGAAATTGGTAGAATTAATTTAACATCTAACAAAAATTATAAAGGTAATTTAGATGAACTAAGAGTTTCTTGGATAGATAGATATTCCGCTAACTTTACTACTTTAACAAATCCTTTTAGTTCTGATGAAGATACTAAACTGTTATTACATTTTAACGAAGGACAAAACAAAACAGAAATTATAGACTTCTCTAGAAAAGTAAATGAGTATATGTGGTACGCTGAAACTGGAGAGATAAATTTTGATGCTGGTAGAGGCGGAGGAACTCCTCGTTTAGGATTCTTTAATCCTAGACAGTTTCAAAACTTTGCTAACGGTGTAAAAGTTAATTATACTGGAGGCTATGTAAGTGTACCTGCAGATTTAAAACTAGCTGCACTAGAAATGGTTAAAGTACTTTACAAAGGTAGATCAGGTGTTTCTTCTGCTAGATTAGCTGGTGATGATTCTGTAGCACATGAGCTTTCTATGGATGGATTTCCTCCTCAAATAAGACGAGTGTTAAATCTTTATAGGTTGCCTATATAATGATTTCTGTTTTAATCAACATTTCAGATAAAGATTTTGAAAAAGGCTTAAATGAAGCAAAAAGATTAAAAAGAGATCCTAATGCAGCTTTGGGTTATTTAGGTGAACAAATAGTTAAAGGGGTTTTTGAAGGTAAAGGGGAGGCCACTACCGCATCTGGTAAAGCAGATATTCAAGGTGTTCCACCTAGTGTTGTAGCTTCATTAATTAAAAAGGCAGAACCTGGAGTAGTTGAAGCAAGTATAGTATCTGAAATTCAGTCTACTATGGGGGTTTCAGATCTTGACATTGAAGCCAAGTTTACATTAGGTCAGTTAGCACCAGGTAAGTCTTATGAAGCAGCTGGACAACTAAAATTAACTCAAGCCACTCCTACTGTAGCTGCTAGTGTAGCAAATGACCCAGACTACATTTATAGACAAAAATTACTGATTACAGAATTAATTAGAATAGGATTAGGTAATACTGCTTTGATAACTTCTGTAGAAAACAACTTCAAAGAGTTACAAGAATTATCAAAAGTAACTCAAAAAGATGTAAAGGCTTTTCAAGATATGTTTATATCGGCAGTAGGAGGAGTAGAGGGACTAAATAATTTATTTGAGAGTGTGTTGAAAAATAATTGGAATGAGTTTATGAACGGTCCCTTTGGGATAAAACTTAAAAACAAAGCTAGAAATTTAACTGCACAAGTAAACGTAAGCGCACCTCAAGGTAAAACTTTAAGATTTTTTCAAACATTTGTAGGATTGAAGTTTAATAATAACGACATAGGATTCTCTTATTATGATAAGAACTCAGCTGGGATTAAAACTTATAAGTTCTTTTTTACAAGTGGTTTTGAAAGAAAATTATTAGCTGAAACTAGAAAAAAATTAGAACAAAATGCTATTTTATCTGTTGATACAAAAAATATAAGAAATCTTGGCTTTAAAGCAGGAGCAAAAACAGAACTAGGAGCATTATTAGGCTCTGCCGCTTCGATAGATAAATTAAAATTTTCTGTATCAATACCTACAGGAGGATCTATTCCCTTAGATTTTGTAGTAGATGCGTCAGCTTTATTAAATACAATTAGTAAAGATTTACCAAGATCTTTGACCCCTAAAAGATCTAAACAAAAAACAGGACAATTTATATCTGCCGTTACAATGACAAAACTCTTACAAGATGTAACAAAAAGCAGAATGAGAAAAGGGGGTGAGCCTACTCCACCGACATTAACATACAGAAGTGGTAGATTTATAGAAAATCTAAGAGTAGCTCAAGTAAACTATAGAAATTCAATCATAAGATATTATTCAAACCCTATCTACTACTCGTTAGAGCAATACGGATATGATGTTTCAGAGATGATTGAGGGGAGTCTAAGAAGTATCACTCAAAATTTATATTCTAGACAGTTTAAATTGATTCGTGGTGATATTTAAAAATTTATAATTGCCCGAGTCAACTCCCTATGATATACTCAATTTAAGTAAGGTGAAAAATATGTCTCAGAGAAGAGATATTGTAAACTTTGTAGTAGATAACTTAAAATTAATTGACGGGACAGGATCCCCTTTAAGTACTACATATAGATTCAAATCAGATCTACATGAAAATGTTTTTAGAGGGTACAAATTTATTGATGAAATAAATGATTTTCCTTCTATCTACATTGTAGCTGGAACAGAAACTAGAAATTATCAAACTCACGGTAATACCCAGTCTCAGTTAATTTTAGCTCTTAGAGCGTATATATACGATGAAGAATATGAATTACTAAATGAGCAATATGGTAATTTAACAAGTGATATAGAACATGTCATTTATAACTTACCTAAAACTCATTCACATTTTGAAATTTTAGACATTACTATACAGTCTATAAATACTGACGAAGGACTTCTAACCCCCTACGGAATTGTAGAATTACAAATCTTAGTTAGTTACGAAGTCACTTTATAAGGAGATAAATAAATGGCTAATTGCGGTCCTAATACACAGATTAACCTTCAGAGAAATACTGAAGTGTTTTGGTCAACAATTGACTTAAATGGTGGTGGTCTTTCATCAAGCATGAAACCTACTAACACATGGAGAGTCGAAGTCTTGGCTGGTTATGCATTCAACCAGAGTGCTGCTAATCAGGACATCACAACTCTTGAATCAGGTAATACACCTGATAGATCAACCCAAAGATTTAATACATCAGTTAATCCTGTTGAGTGGAGCTTCACAACTTACATTCGTCCAACAGGAATGATTGCAACTGACGGTTCTGATTCTCAAACTGGTAATTCAAAGCCAGTTGCAGATTGGTTCTTATGGCAGTCAATGATGTCAAACACTGCACCAGCAGCTAGTGGTGCTGAGACATCATCATGGGAAAACAATGGTATCTTCCATCTAAAGCATAGAGGTTTTGCAGACGCTGCTGACATTGGTGAGTCATCTAATGCTAACGTTACAGCTCATAGCTCAAACTTCCCATCAATGAATGAATACTCACTTTACTTTAAAGTTGATAATGTTGTTTATCAGGTTGGTCAGGCTGCTGTTAACGAAGCTACAGTTGATGCTGCTATTGATACAATCGCATCAACATCATGGAGTGGGTTTGGTACAAACCTTTACGAACTTACAGGTTCAACAAGAGACGAAGCTATCTCAGTATTTGGTGGTACATTGAATTCTGGAACATCAACTGCTGCTAACTCAACAATTGATGCTAATGGAGCTGCTGGTCAGCACTATCATCCATTTGGTTCTTCAAACGTTGCTGGTTCAGCTACAACAGCTGCCTTCATTAAGAACCGTCTAAGCTCAATTAATGTTGTATCTGCTGCATCTGGTGCTGCTAAGTCTTATACTTTCCCAGTAACAGGATTAAGCTGGTCTTACAACAACAATGCAACATATCTAACACCTGAAGAACTTGCTGCTCTTAATACACCAATTGGTCAGTTCACAGGTTCAAGATCAGTTACAGGTAACTTTACTGCATATCTACGTGCAGGAGCTAACCAGTCAGCTGAGTTCCTAAGAGATATTGTTGGTAATACTTCAACTCAAACAACTGGAGCAAGTGCTAACCTACAAATCGGTGGTACAACTGCACCATATTTCGCACTAAATATGGAATCAGTCCAGTTTGACTTCCCATCACATTCAATTGATGATGTGGTTGGAATCACAGTTGACTTCCTCGCACAGGAAACAGATCCAACTTGCGGTGATGAAGTCACAATTTTTGCTTCAGAAGTAAGCTAAATAATTCATGTCGAGGGGGTCATGAATGAATAATAACTGTGAGACAGCTATCCTTAACACGCAACAGTACCCCCTCGCTGATTGTAAGTTAGATACGATAGCTGTCTCTTCATTTTAAGGAGGGGAAACCTATGAGTATGATTAAAAATTTAATGATTGAAGAAAAAATCATTGAAGTAGAATTTCCAGACAGTGATGGTTTTTTAGTAAAACTATCCTATGTCGGACGTGACAAGCTAATGAAGATCCGTAATCGTGCATTAGTTTTTAAGTTTAATAAACGCACACGTCAACGTGAAGAAGAAGTCGATAACGATAAGTTTTTGGAAGAGTATTCAAGAGAAGTTATTCGTGGATGGAAAGGTCTTACAATTCGTGAACTAGCCCGCATTCTTCCAATTGACACAGCAGGTGCTGATATGACTAAGGATGTTCCTTACTCAGAAGAAGATGCACTAGAGCTATTAAAGAATTCAACTATTTTTGATCAGTTTGTTACAGACTGTATGAATGATTTTGAAATCTTTGAGAGAGATGCTATAGAGGTGTCGGAAAAAAACTAACTCGTTTCATATCAGAAAGACTCCAAACTGGAGGAATAACCAAAGAACAATACTTTCTGATGTGTGAACAAATGGGAACAGATCCTATTCCTGAAGAGATTCCAATTGAATACACAGATTTAGACTTTAATGGTCAATTGGCTCTGAAAATATTTAATATGCTTCCAGATAATATCGAAGGTATGAGCGGAAGTTGGTTAGGAAAAGACTTTTCAGGTTTAGGTGTTCTCTTAGATGTGTACGAGGTTGTAGAGCGTCAAAAAGTATTAGATTTAATGATGATACTAATTTCTGAAACTGATGCACACTACAAACAACAACAAAAGCAAAAAGCACAAAAATCTAAAAGAAGGTAGAACATGATTGGCCACCAATACTAATATTAACATCAATTACAAGTCTACTGGCGAGGGTAAAGCCCTCAAGACTATGGAAAGAGTCAATAAACAGTTAGGTGGTTTAGAAGCCGGTGCAAATAAAGCTGGTAAAGAGTCAGTAAGTTTAACTCGTTCTACTACTCGGTTAGGTCAAGCGTCAGCATCAGCTGGTCGTCAATTTGGTGCACAAGCAAGTGGACTCGGTGGTTTAGTCAGTGCCTATGCAGGTGCTGCTGCCACCGTTTTTGCGTTACAACAAGCTTTTTCTGCCTTAAACAGAGCAGCTCAAGCTGAAACTATTTTAAGAGGTACTCAGAACTTAGCTGCTGGTATTGGTGAAAGCAGTAGCAAAATTCTAACCTCACTTCAAGATATAACACAAGGACAACTTACTCTAGTTGAAGCCGCTGAAAAAGCAAACCTAGCCTTAGCTTCAGGGTTTAATACAAAACAGATTGAACAACTCGGTGAAGTATCACTTAAAGCTTCAAAAGCTTTAGGTAGAAACTTAGGTGATGCTTTTGAAAGACTAGTTAGAGGTGCTGCAAAATTAGAACCTGAACTATTAGACGAATTAGGTATTTTTACTCGCATCGAGCCAGCAGCTGAAAAATATGCTAAACAACTAGGTAAAACAGCTAGTGAG